ATCCATGGGCCGAACGGAGATCGATATAATGCACCCATGACCTTACAGAGCCAGTCATGTAGAGTCGTGTAGGGGTCGCTAGAGGCAGTACGAACCTTGCACACTCCTTTGCTACTCCTTTCTCTAGAAGGCGATTGTAGAGGCGTAGAGAGTGCTCAAAATGAACACGAATATCTTCAGTCAAAGTCAGACGCAGATAATCAGGAATGTCATCAATTGAGTTCTGACGATTCTTATCATCCTGACGACGAAGTTCAGGAAGAGGAATAGTTTTGTTTAAAAGATTTGCATCAGCATAACGCTGAGAAAATTCTTGATATGTAAAAGACCTATGACGCAAGATCTGGGCTGCAATACCACGAGTAGTATTAATCTCAACAGTCATGCTGGCTTGTTCGAAGATTGACCAGTGTTGATGTTGAATACAATACTTCAGAAGTCCAGAGAACTTTTCATTCTCTTGATTAGCAGGATTACTTACCCTAGCACAATATGCCATGTGCTTCTCTGCATCGGGCGTAACACTAATGAGTTTTACTTCTGGTTTCATAAACTCAAACTCATCAATCTGGGTATCCATCGTCATCTCCGTCATAAAATACTTCGTCGTAATCAGTAATGTGTTGTGAAATCTCTTCGTAGTTCATCTTGTATGAATCTACATCAGAATAAACTTCTGACTTTAAACATTCTACCAGAGACTCAAGGTTTCTGACAATCAGCTTAAGCTTTTCTCTATCCATCTTTATGAACCTCAACAAAGGTAATTATACATAAAAAAAAGAGGGGTGTCAAGACCCCTCTGATTTAAATATTTTTTCAAACCATTCCACCAGATGAATACGGTAACAAGACCAATATCGACATCCACGATATGTTAAAAGATAACAAGCAGGTCCTCTACTGTCCTTATCCATATCATCATGATGGTAATGGTAATTTTCCATTACTTGTTTAGCAATAGAACTTCAAAATAAATTAGATAAATGAATGCTGCTGATGCACCTGTAATAGCTGCAATCGTAGCAATCATTTTCCTGCACCTACATTAGCAAGTTGTGCTTGATGACGACGCTGTTCTTTTTGCTTCTGCTCTTTAATGAGTTGAAGAACATTAAGTTTTTGCATCACTTATGACCCTCCTTAGTAAACTTAACACCACGATAGGTTTCGTTGTACTGTTGAGGTTGCTGCATCATCTGCTGTTGATACTCCAGACGCTTCTGTGTATCATACTCGATGCCACGATATACTACTTTTGCCATTGTTTTGCTCCAAAGAAATGAGATTTTTAGGCCCCGTTCCTTCGGGCGGTTTGCGTTCGCTATTTGCGAATAGCGAATGAACGATCCGTTCCGCCGTCCTACTTGCGTCCAGTTACCTGGATGAACGTAAGGTCATTATAGACCTGATATTATAGTTATGCAAGTAGGTTTGTAAAATGTTATACCAATTTTATTATTTCTTAATCTTGGTTCTTTCTATCGTATTGATGCCACTTGCACCACCCATCAGGAGAAATCTTACCGCTCACAGCGGTACAAGCGTTTGGTGGTCTCCACATATTACAGTTGGAGCACTTCTCATTTCCTTTTGGTTCGTCAATATATCCTGCAGTTTTCTTCGAAGATTTTTCTTCTTCTGATAAAAATTCTTGAAAGGATTTCATTAGTCTCTTTGTCTCCAATCTTCTGGTTTATCTCCAGTGAAGAAGTCAATAATATCATCAGCACTGTCAAATCTACTTCTATGATTTGACGGATCTGGATCTCCAAGATCCAAAGCATTCATAAATCCATCAAGACTATCTTCTTGCATATCGGGATTAGCAGCACGGCGTCTTGCTTGCCTAAGAATTGTTGCAGCAGAACGATTTGATTTGGCAAGTTTTTCTGCCCAAATCATATCACTTAACTCTACAGGTTCGCTTTTTGCAATACGTTCACAGATTGCTTCAAGTCGCAAACGATATTGAGTAGAGAGCATAGTCTTCTCCAGATATAGTGTATTTAGTTAACGCTCAATGTAACTGAGCGTGTGTTCTGTTGCATAAAGTTGTTGAATGATAATGTCACAACCGATCTTAGGATTACAGTCACCACAAGTATAAACATCAACCGCTGCTTTACCCTCTTCAGGCCAAGTATGAATACTAATATGACTTTCTGACAGCAAACAAATTACAGTAACTCCTTGTGGTTCAAACTTCTTTGAGATAGTCTGAACCACAGTAGCACCACTTGCAACTGCTGCATTTTCTAGTAAGTCTATAAGACAACGCTCGTCGTCCAAAAGAACAAACGAGCATCCGTACAAATTTAGAAGGTAATGTTTTCCCATTATTCGATTGCTTCAGGATCTATCCCATATTCGTTGATTAGTTTATCAATCTTTGTCTCTTGGCCAGAAAGTTTTTCGATCTCAAAGATTGATGATTTTTGATATTTCTTAAGTTTCTTATATTCTTTGATAAGTTTACTTACTTCTCTATTTTTAATATAAAGTCTAAATTGCTTGTCATCTGCCGATTTAGCAAATCCCTTAAAACCTTCACTCATCTTTTTTTCTTTTTTTCAGGTTGTTTATATCCCCAAAGTTTAGGGTTCACTCTACCATATCCAAAATCAATTTTTTGAATTGCACCAGGGCCATATTTGTCATAGTACATATCAAATAGGTTTACTCTTTTTGCAGCTCTAGTTAAATCAATACACTCTTTCTCATTCTCAATATACCAAATTAAATATGCATCATTTGGAAATGAAGAATCTTTTGCTTTACTAAGTGTTGTTTTTTCTAGAAGAATTTCACATCCATATTCATGTGGCAGAACAAATTTTTGATTTTCTGAGTATTCTGCCATTTTTACATCTTCTCCAACAACTGCGGTCATGAACGGCCACCCCATTGAATATCGGGATATGCTTCTTTGACATTTTCGAAACTTATCTTATATTTATCAGTTAGTTTCTTGTCTTTTGTAAGAATTAATACTTCTGCTTCTTTAGGATGAAGTCCTGTAAGAAGATTAATAAACATCATTTCACGACGAATAGTATTAAGTCCAGCATTACCACCTTTTACATAATGATAAAGATTTTGGTATTCTCTACGAAGAGAAGTTCTACCTCTACCATCAAGATCTTGACCTGTAGCAGATTCTCCTCCAGCAGCTTCCATTCTCAAATTATCGGATAAAGTTCCAGAATAAACAGATTGCTCCTCTGCATTTGCATATGGAACATCACCTTCAGGAAGAAGACTAATTACACTATCATCAAAGTTCCAAATAAAAATAGTTTTTAATGAATCATGTGCATAGGTTTTTAGAACTTCAACTTTTTTTGCATTACTTCTCTGCTTAGAAGCAAGTTCTAAAATTTCATATACAAATGGATTAACCGGAAGAGTCTCAATCGGTTTTTCAGTCGTCGTCCTCTTCTTCGTCTTCGTAGTCGTAGTCATTTTCAAATCTCACAGCTAAAATTTCGTCGGGTATTACATTCCCATTTGAATCAAACATCTCTGGGTGTGTGTAAACGGGTTGAGTTTGGTAGAAGTGTTCTTTTGCCAACCATCCTACTACTCCTCCTACAAAAAAGAACATAATTGAAACCAATGTTCCTATGGTTAGAGTTACTGCTAGCATTTGTCTTCTCCAGAGAGTTCTATTTTTTCCTTATATCGAAGTGGAAGTCGATAAAGAAATGAAACTCTCTTTTGAAGAGAGAGATCATTTTACCAAACTTCACTTGAAAAGTTTTTGGTTTTTCTGATCTTCTCCTCCTATTGCGTAGTAATAACTCAACACCCCGATTAATCTGGGGTTCTGATTTATTTAGTTTGCTTTTTGCGTCTCCCTGGTCTTTTGTCATGGCTATACTTCCAGGCATCCTCTAATATACCGTATAGGTAATTTCTAATTTTTCTTGCTTGTGGTTTTGGAATATGTCCATATCCTTCACGAAGTTGTTTATGTATTTCATCTGAACCACCTTCAAGATAATCATCAAGATCCATTACAAGATTGCTGAGTTCATTGGCAGTTGTACTTTCAATGAACTCATCTACCTCAACTTTCTTTGTTCCACGAATTTTTAGATAATCATAAAACTTCAATACAAATTGTCCATTAAAAGCATAATCAATTGCCTTTTCAACATCATTGTAGACTTCGTGAAAATTATTATCCATTAAACTAGTTTTTGCTCCTTAAGATATTGGACAGTATCTGTACAACCTCCAATGTGTTTTTCATCTACAATAACTTGAGGAAATGTAGATCCTTGTCCAAATTCTGAGTAGAATTCTTCACGAGTAAAATTTACTCCAAGTTTATAAACTACATGCTGTAGTTGTGCTAACTCTAGCACTTGTTGAACCTTTGTGCAATATGGGCAACCGTCTTTAGAATAAACTGTAAACTTCATTTATCTTTTAATTTTTGTAGATTATTTTTTGTATTATAAGTCTCTTTCGCTGGTCTGTAAAGATTTGGCCAAGTATCTCTAATAATTTCTGCTAGTTTATGAGGTGTCTCAGAAGTAATCATTTCAATATCTTGATGGTGTGTAATCAAGGTCTCCAAGAATATCTTCTAACATTGTACCATATTCTTTGAATCTTTTATCGCCAGCAATGAAACATCTTTGGCGCATCCATACGGCATCAGCCAGAAGTTTTACTTGATCTTCTGTAAGTGTTAAGGTTTTCATTTATAAAAAGCAACCTCTTTATGTATAAAATTGCTAGTATCTAATATTTTTTCTTGGTCGATATGCAAAAAGATTGGTTGGTTTCGGAGGTTCCATCCACTTCTCTATCATATAAAATTTTTCTTCACAATAAAAATCTTGTTGAACATACCACAATTTCCAGTGATCGTGTCCTTTAGATTGGTTACATGACTTGCAACAACATACTACATTTCTTGTAATATCTAATCCACCTTTGGATTGTGGAATAACATGATCCAGAGTCAAATCTTCCTCTGAACCACAGTAAGCACACTTATGTCCCCAACTTTCTTTTACTTGTTTTCTCCACAATCGTTTTGCTTCTGATTGACTTGTTGCTTGAAGATTGAACAAGTATTCTTGAGGCGATTGTAGAGGGCCCATAAGTGCTTGCGAGTTATGGTTATTTATTTGACGAAATACATACGACGACGATACTGCTCACCAGGGCAGTTTTCTAAATGCTCAATTTCTTCATCTGGAAGAAATTGAACACCACCAAGAAGTTTGGCACCAATAAAGATTTCAGCAGACTTTTCACACATCAGAGTAGCAGCAGCACAATCCTTTTGGTAAGGTGATGCTGTGATAATACCATGATTCTCTAGAAGAATCAACTTGGGGATATATCCGTAGTGGTCTACAAACTCACCCACATACTTCTCCACATTCTGCAGTAGACGTGCTCCAGGAGGAGCATAAGGAACCAAACAGGATAATACGCCATTCCTTACAATCTGATCTGGAAACCATCTCTGACAGGCAAAGTCATTGACCGCAGGGGAGCAGAGTATCTGTGTAGTTTTTGGTGGATGAGTATGAGCAATATAGTTAATCTCTGGGAAGTGCTTCATAATCCAAGCGTGGAAAAGCACTTCAATACTTGGTTTCTTCTGTTCTGGATTTAGTTGTTGAGCATCAGTATCTACCAAAACTAAATCATCTTCTGATAGTGTATGAAGACTTGTGCCACTTGCTTTGATTAGAAAAGTATCTTCCGTTTTTCTTTCTGATACATTACCTTCACCACAAATAGTATAGTCAGCAATCGTGTGCGCTAAGTCTAGAAGCATCGTTAAGTATTGTAAAATTGTATTTAGAAATTGTACCAGATATTGAAAAAAGTTTTGTTATGGTTTCTACAAATAGTTAATAATGATAATGGTCTGTGAGTGATAGAAAAAACATAAAGAAACCGAATGCTATGAAGAATATTAGAATTGGGAGCATTTTATTGGTGCTTTTGTAGATATTTAATCATTTCTTCTAAAAGATTTGCATTGTCTCCAACTTGACCCAGAACCATATTACAATTTCTACAAAGTAATTGCCTAACTTTACCTGTCTTATGGTCGTGGTCTACACACAATTTCTTCCATTTACCATCACCTTCACCTTTACAAATAGCACAAACTCCATTCTGGTTCTTATACATTTCCTGATGTTCTTGAAGAGTTATACCATAGTTTCTCTTCAAGTCATTATTTCTCGTGCGTTCTGGATTTGCTTGATGCCGTGCTTTTACTCTTGCTTTATCACATTCTTTACAAGCAGAGTGCCTCCTACCAGTTTTCTTATCACGCATATAAAACTCTAGAATGTTCTTTTCAACACCGCAAGTCATACAGGTTCTATACAGGTCAGAGTATAGTTTAGTCATTTCGTGTTTTCTTTCGTGCTTAATTATTTATAAAAAAAGGAACTCCAAAGAGTTCCCCTTTATTATATCAACCGATGGTTGGAGCAGTCAAGGCAACAGGAGTTGCTTCAACTGATGCAAGGTCAAGAGGGAAATTATGGGCATTCTTGTAAACCTCTTGAAATCTGGTATTACTACCAGGATTGGACTATATCATCACCATTTCTGGTGTCGGACGCTCGTGCCTGTTATTAAGGAAACTTTATTCCTCAGGTAGTCTCTGAACCTTTCCTAGATGTATCTAGGACTTGGCTGCTGATTGCCCACTTGGGGTTTCCAGCAATTCATCCGATTTAAAGAGCGCAATACCCAAATCTACGCTCATGCATCACTTCCATACCCAGACCACCACGATTCAGAATATCTGCCCAAGTATTAATTACATGACCTTGGCTATCTTGGATTGACTGATTGAAGTTGAAACCATTCAGGTTGAATGCCATCGTGCTAACTCCAAGAGCAGTGAACCAAATACCAACAACAGGCCAAGCAGCCAAAAAGAAATGTAGAGAGCGAGAGTTGTTGAAGGACGCATATTGGAAAATCAAACGACCAAAGTAACCATGGGCAGCAACAATGTTATAAGTCTCTTCTTCTTGACCAAACTTATAACCATAGTTCTGTGACTCATTTTCAGTGGTTTCACGAACCAGTGAAGAAGTAACCAGAGAACCGTGCATAGCAGAGAACAGTGAACCACCAAAGACACCAGCAACTCCAAGCATATGGAAGGGGTGCATCAGGATGTTATGTTCTGCCTGGAACACAAGCATGTAGTTGAAAGTACCAGAAATGCCAAGAGGCATAGCATCAGAGAAAGAACCTTGACCAAAAGGATAGACCAGGAATACTGCAGAAGCAGCAGCAACAGGTGCAGAGTATGCAACACAGATCCAGGGACGCATACCCAGTCTGTAAGAAAGTTCCCACTCACGACCCATATAGGAATAGATACCAATCAGGAAGTGGAACACTACAAGTTGGAAAGGTCCACCATTGTAGAGCCATTCATCTAGGGAAGCAGCTTCCCAGATGGGGTAAAAGTGCAGTCCAATAGCATTGGACGAAGGAACAACAGCACCAGAGATAATGTTGTTTCCATACATCAGAGAACCAGCAACTGGTTCACGAATTCCATCAATGTCAACAGGGGGAGCTGCAATGAAAGCAACAATGAAGCAGATAGTTGCTGCGAGCAATGTTGGAATCATCAGGGTTCCAAACCACCCAACATAAAGTCTGTTGTCAGTTGAAGTAACCCAGTTGCAGAATTGTTCCCAAGTATTAGATTGTCTTTGTTGTGAAATTGTAGCAGTCATTTTTTAAAAGAGTAAGTAGATCCATCAGGGACATGGTGGAATTACTTATT